CATTAAATCGCCGTTTTCTTCAAGGTACTTCTTCAGCGCCGTAGCGAGAAACGTTTTGCCCGAACCGGGCAGGCCCATAATCAATATTTTTTTCATCATTTGACCTTGTACAGAGTTTTGACCGCAAAGTCTGGTGCTGGTGTGCGCCAGAAATCTTTACCAGCATATTTTTCCCACACTGACTTAGGCAGGATGGACGGGCGCTCTTGCCAAGTCACTTCTTTCCTGACCGTGTGCAGGCTTTTCATGTTCAGGGCTTTGTCAAAGACTTCGTTCTCGTACTCCACGTTTTTGAAGTCGTGGTCAAAGTACTGCTTACCAATGAAGCTGTAAATCTCACGCATCACGCTCTCAGGCTTCTTGCACAAAGACTCGTATTCCACCAGCATAATCATGTCAGGGTTTAGCAGCAAGCCTTCTTCTAAAAAATAGTAGGGCTTGACCACTTGGCCTTCTTTTTTCACATCCATCAAGGCATCGCACCTTGTGGTGACTGTCTGCCGCGCTTCGTCATCTGTCAGGGCTGCGCCGTACAGGGAGTTCTTGGCCGAAATGCGCTCAAAGCTGTCCAGTATCCAAGGCAAGTCACGCACACAGCAAATGATCTTGGTCTGTGGGTAAAGGTCTTTCAGCAGTGATGTCTTGGCAGTCCAGCCTCTGCTGGTGTCAAACACAGTGTTTGGCGTGACTGCCTCGTAGAACGCATTAAAAATAGACTTGAGGATGTGCTTGCGTCTGTCTTCATCAATCAGGTGGTTGCTCTCACTGCCCGTGATGACATTGATGGTCGATGTGATTAAGCCTTGCACGGGAGATGAGATGTCCGCGTAGAACTCGGGGTTCTGCCGCAAAATTGCTGACAGCAGCGTTGAACCCGACCTCGGCAAGCCTGAGATAAAGAAAAACTCTTTCATACTGCTGGAGTCTGAGCAACCCAGTTAACTGTAGCTTCGTCCCATTGGTAGCGTACATTGCCACCATTGATAACAGCATCTGCTGGCCTTGCTATAGGTGCAGCCCAAGTCATCGTGTCCAAGTAGCCAATCCAAGACGGATAAGGTCTACGGGCTTCATGTTCTGCGGTTCTTGCGGCGGTGTACTCTGCTTCAGTCAATACTTGTAATACACCAGCAATGGTAGTGTCGGCATCATCATCGCAAGTGCCGTAGTATCTTGGCGCTCTCAGATATGTGCCGTCAGAAGCTGTGGATACAGGCCATGTTGAACTGTCGTGCCATAGATGAGTCCAGCCTTTGATAGCTGGCATTGATGGCCCTGTGCGTTGTGGCTCGGCTGTGCAGACTATTTTGGTTACTGCGTCTACTTCTGTTATGCAAATGTACATTGTGATTCTCCTTAAAAATTAAACTGCAACTCGGCGAACAGCACGAACTAAATAAATATAGTCCTTACGGTATGGAGACCTGACGCCATTGGCAAAGGTTTTACTAACTGCGTTTACTGACGAAACTTCCGTACTCGCCCAGTATCCGCTAACAGTAAACGCTTGTGCGCCCCCTGTTTGGAAAGCTGCTGCTGAAGTTTGAGCAGGAGTACCAGTAGTATAATTAGATGCTCTTGCGGGGACAGCGTTAGGGTTTATTCCGGTATTTGTGTCGTTTTGTGCTGTTGAAGGTTTTAAATTGTAGTAGCAGACTTCCAGTTCATTTTCGGCTGGCATATACCAATCTGTTTGTCCACCTGTAGAAAGATCATTACAAAAGTGAGCGCAAGGGTAAACAGTTGAGTTTCCGTCCGCCACCATGTCCGCAGTGTTCTGTGGGCCATTGATAGTGCTATCCGCGCCTGCGGTTGCACTTTGAGTATTTTTCCATTTAAGAGAAGATTGGCCCGCTGATAAAGGTGCAGTTATTAAATAATGCGTAGCTACGCTAGCTACACCTATTTGGCCTGCATAAAAACCACCACCAAATGCCTGCCCGATAACTGTTGGGACGTCTGCTGGAGTTGTAATGCTATTACTGGCCGCACTAGCTGGCCCAGTGCCTCCCGGCGTTGAGGCGGTAACGGTAAATGTATAAGAAGTAAGCTCAGACAGCCCACTGACTGTAATAGGCGATGTGCCTGTACCCGTTCCACCAGCAGGGCTTGATGTAGCTGTAAATGTAATTGCCCCTGTACCAAGGTCGGCAGGTGCTGTAAACGCAACAGTAGCAGTTGAAAAAGTAACCGCCGTAGCAGTGCCAATTGTAGGAGCGCCGGGGCTACGGGGCCAGATGCCTTGCTTCACATAGTTTGATACTTGGTCAAGCGTCCAGATACCTTTAGCCGCTGCGGTTGTCGGGGCTGTTGGATTCTTGGTAATGATGCCGCCGGGATATTGTTTAATGCTCATGGCTGTTCCTTAAACTGCAACACGGCGAATGGCACGGACATATTTTGAATCGTCCTTAGTGCTAATACCCTGACTGCCGTTACCAAAATACGCGCTCCATGCTTCTGAAGCAGAATTCTCAGTACTAGACCAATATGTATTAGCATTTGTGAAATCTTCTGCGCCTGTACTTTTAAAAGCTGCTGAAGTAGTTTGAGCAGGATTACCAGATGTGTAATTACTAGCTCTAGCAGGAACTGCATTTGCATTTATGCCCGAAGATGTAATGTTGTTCTGTGTGGTGGGTTTTAAATTGTAATAACAAACTTCCAACTCATTTTTTGCAGGCATGTACCAATCACTAAACCCGCCAATCACTAAGTTATTGCAGAAGTGACCTGCTGGGTAAACTGTTGAGTTCCCATCAGCAACAATATCTGCTGTGTTTTGTGGCCCATCTATCACGCTATCAGCACCCGCAGTAGCTGTGTTTGCATTTTTATATTGCTTGCTTGTATTTTGTGCAGACGCAACAGGCCCAACAACCAAGTTGTAATCAGCTACCCCATTGCCAGCAGTTGAGATTTGTCCTGCAAAAAATCCACCACCGAAAGCAGCGCCAATTGCGGCGGGGAGCGTTGTAATTGAATTACTTGCCGCACTTGCTGGGCTGGTTCCTGTTGCATTAGTGGCAGTGACTGTAAATGTGTATGCCGTGACTGCTGTTAAACCTGTTACTGTAATAGGAGATGTACCCGTACCAGTAAGCCCGCCGGGGCTGGATGTTGCTGTAAATGTAACGGTTGAGGGATAGCCCGTACTTCCAGCAGTAAAAGCAACTGTGGCTGTAGTATCACCTGTAGCTGTAGCAGTACCAATCGTAGGCGCACCCGGCACTGCGGGCCAAATGCTTTGACCAATAGCTTGCATCTGCTGAGTAACTGTCCATATTCCAGAAAAATTAGGCATACGTTTCCTTAAACTGCTACGCGGCGAACGGCGCGGACACTTAACGTAGTACTCTTACCGCTGTAGCCCTGATAGCCGTTACTGAAGTTTTGCCTCCATGCGTACAAACTTAATTTTTCAGTACTAGACCAGTAATTGCCAGCCGTAAACGCCTCTGCGTTGCCTGTTTGAAAAGCTGCCGCTGAAGTTTGTGCTGGTGTTCCAGCCGTGTAATTACTGGCTCTTGCTGGAACAGCGTTGGGGTTGACGCCCGAGGATGCAGCACCGTTGTTACTTGTCGTTGTTGGTTTTAGATTGTAATAGCATACCTCAAGCTCATTCTTAGCGGGCATGTACCAGTCAGAAAAACCACCAATACTTAAACCTTCACAGAATTGAGCCGCTGGATGGCTGGCATTATTCATATTTGAGCTATTGGTCGGCCCGTCAATATCTGAATTTGTGCCTGCTGTACTAGTGTTTGAAGTCTTATATTGTATGCTTGCATCTTGTGCAGACGCCACTGGGCCAATTACAAGGTTATGAGTGGCAACACTTGAAGTTCCAATCTGACCTGCAAAGAAGCCGCCACCAAAGGCAGCGCCAATAGCAGGGATAGGCGTTGCAGAATTACTCGCCGCGCTCAAGGGGCTGGGGCCATAAGCATTGGTCGCAAACACCTTGAATGTATAAGCCGTTCCGTTGGTCAAGCCGCTTACCGTAATAGGCGAAGATGCGCCCGTCCCAATTACCCCCTCAGGCGTTGAGACAACTGTAAATCCAGTGATAGCCCCGCCACCTGTATTAGCGGGTGCGGTAAAAGTTACAGACGCGGAAGCAGTCCCCGCCGTAGCCGTACCAATCGTAGGCGCGTCAGGAACCAGCAGGGGGTTGTACCCCGGCAAAATAATACCAGCTTGATAGCGCATCGACATGGGTCACCTCTTATGCGTTTATCTCTTCCCAACTTACGGTCACCACAAGGTCGTTTGCCACACTTGCCGTCGCCCCGATAGACCTGTCTTCCAGCAGGTAGAACGATGTGGTTTTATCAGTCACGATCAAAGATGCATCAGCGGGGACAGAGATGGTAGAAACAATTGCTGTTCCTGTGCCACCAAGATCGTCTTGGCTAAAAATCTTGATCGTAATATCTGCCGCAGAAGAGCCGTCTACGTTGGCTACAACAATCGAGTTGATCTTATAGACCTTGCCGCTAGAGGCTGTGTTATTAACCAGTGCAGTTGCAAACGGGTCGTTTGTGGATGAAATTAAATTTGTAGACGTATTGCCATAAATGGCGGTTACAGCGACTATGTTGGGATTTGCCATTTATAGCTCCTTAGAAACCGAAGATCATTGAAAATGCGATGGATTTACCAGCGGTAATGCCACTAGATGAGGTGGATGATGCCCAACCTGTTCCGGTAGAAGTTAGCACGTTGCCAGCAGTGCCGGGGCTAGACAGTCCCGTACCACCATTGACGGCGGGAAGAATACCAGACACGTCCGATGTCAACACCACCGGGTTACTGACAATCTTAACAAAGTCAGAACCGTTCCAAGCTACCAAGGCGCGAACACCAGAAGCAACCGTTACGCCAGTCGTTGGGCCAGAGCCGCGAATAACAATAGAGCCAGTGCCAGCATTAATGACCAAATAGGCTTTGCTCTGGGCTGGGGCAGTGATGTTGCGTGTTGTAACGCCGTTACTGGCTGTCCACAAGATGATGGCATTACGCGCTTGGTTGGCCGCGCCGTTGGTCGTGGAAAGAGTTACATCTGTATTGGCCGAAAGCGTAGTCGTACCAGCAATTGCCGAATCAATCAGGCCCGTGATGGAATCATTGACCGTTGTGCCCCATGTACCTTGCAGGTCACCTGTGGTCGGAAGGGCAAGACCAAGAAGAGGGGAGAAGTTGGTTACTGCCATTTTTGATCCTTATAGGCCATTCAGGATGCCGATTGCCTGTACGTAGGCTTTACTGGCAGCAGTAGAAGTCTGGTATGTAGGAGCTACACCCGTACCATTGGAAGTTAGCAACTGACCTGATGTCCCCACATTGGTAGAAGCCACAGCATATTCTGCTGGATAGGTTACAAACACATCTTTTGTACCGGCTGAGAATGAAAGAGTCGATGGCTGTGTGGCCGAACTATTGGACAAAACAGTTGTACGCGCCAGCGTTGTACCAGATGTTGCATACGTACCAACACCTACTTCCCATTCATTCCCTGTTTGGCTTGCAATCGTATAAAAGGTTGTGTTTCCGTCACCAATAACAGCAAACGATTGAAAACCTGTAGCCGCGCCCGCAAGCGTGATAGTCCCCGTACCAGCCGTGGTAGTGGTTTCTTTAACACGATCCGCTAATACAAGTGCCATAGTATTTCCTTACACCGTCATTTCAACATTCTGCCAGTTTGGCGTCTCGCTGTCATCAATTGTTGTCCAATAAAAATAATTCATTGTGCCAACTTGACCTCTTGCCGATACACCAGATATTGCCACGGTCCTGCTGGAACCAACTGATCCCACACTGCCTGTAGCCACCACACCATCTTCAGTTGGGCTGTTGGTCTCAGTAACATCTCCCACCGCGCCAGCGGCTTGAACACCCGTCAGAGCAACAAGCCGTTCGCCCATCCCAATCGTACCAACTGCACCAGAAGCTAAAACACCATCTGGGATAGGCGAGAAATCAACAGTACCAACTGCGCCCAACGCTTGTAGCCCGTCAAGACCGAACTCTTTGCCGGGGATAATTGTTCCAACAGCGCCTGAAGCCTCAACACCCGTCAAGCTGGCGGTGTAAGCAAAATCAACACTACCCACCGCGCCTAATGCTCCAACACCTGTCAGAGCAATCAACTGCTCCACTGTAACAGTCCCAACATCGCCATTGGCCAACACCCCAGTTTCGTCTGGGTTGTTAGTTTCTGTGACATCCCCTATCGCACCCAGCGCCTCAATCCCAGTTAGCGCAATAGTGTTGTCTCCGACAACAGTACCAACTGAACCCGCCGCCTCTACTCCCGTAAGCACACAAGCCAGATCACTCGTGACTGATCCTACCGCGCCAGATGCCTGAACGCCAGTAAGAGGAAGAACTATCGTCTGCCCCGCAAGCGAGGCAAACGGTGCTTCAGCGAATGCGGATATTCCAAACATGGCTACTCTAGCGGGTTACCCCGCCAGTCCTATTAGGTTGTAGCCAAGCGGATCAAAGCATTTGTAGTATTGTTTGTTGGCATCGTCAAAGTAAACGTACCAGCAGTGATTGTTTGCGAACCAAAGGTATGAACGCTCACCGCCTTGTCAGCCTGTGTTGAGTTGTAGATCAACACTGCGTCAAACGCTGTAGCCAAGGTCACTGTGGTGTATGTAATGCTGGCCGAAGGTGTGACGAATGCAACACCTGCTGTTGCAGAACTGTTGGTGGCCGTTGGAACGGTTCCCATAGTTACTGCCACACCGCCCGCAGAGTAACCAGTACCCGACACTTCACCTGTTACCGTGTACACAGTGGAAGCGGCATTCATTGTTGCTGATGCCAAGTACAAAGCCGCTTTGAACGAATCAACGCCTGTCCCGGCTCGAATAGGTGCTACACCAAAATTATGGGTAGCGGTCATCAACTCGCCCATAAAACTTGTTGTCATTGCTTGGGTATTTGCCATGTTAGGCTCCTTAGTTAAAAGATGCCGCTTTGGCGGCTAGTGTTACGGATTGCTTTAACGCAACATGAGCAGAGCGGTGAACCAACTCACCATCCAGCCAATACTCAACCCAAGTTGTGTGTTCATGGTCATTATCAACGAAACCCTCTTTTTTCTCAAGAAGAGATTCGTCCATTTCGCCTTTGGTGGTTGTGACCAGTGCCATATTTTCTCCTATACAAGTCTAATGAGTGCGGACGTGCTAGTGTTAGCAGGCATCGTTACGGTGAAAGCGCCGGTTGACGTTACGTTATTTCCGAAGTCCAAAACACAGACAGCGCCGTTTGCGCCAGCTTTGTAGATCAAAGCCCCACGAGCAGTAATTGCGCCAGTCCAAGCAGGGCTTGAGAAATTGACGTAGATCGTACTGCCGGTTGTGCTAAGAGCCGTACTGACCGTGGCCGCTACTACCAGCCCACCAGCCGCATAATTGCCGCCAGAAGCCTCGCCATCAACGGTGTACGCCGTAGTCAGTTGATTTAAGGAGGCCGAGTTTGTGTACAGCGCCAAACGAAACGTGTCCGTTGCAAAGTTCAGCGTCCCGTTGATCAGCCCAGTGCGCAACGTATTGCAGGAGAAGTTACCTGTGAAAGCCATCAAGTCACCGCCTGTCTGTACTGACCAGAACGATACGCATCCTGACGCTCCATACCGTCGCCGAGGCGTTTAGCTTGCGCAAGGGCTTCTTTGTACTTGCCGTCGTAAACAGCAAGGAGGTCTGTCTCACCCTTCATGTAGGTGTACGCCTCAACCAGTGCGCCATATAGGAGCACCGTATCAAAGTTGTCCCCCAACCACGAAGTACCCGCAGTCGTAATGGACTCAGGGTAGTAGTAGAAATGAAGTTCCATCGTGTACACCGCATCGGGTGTGGGGCCAAGAAGAAACGTCAATTCATT